TTTTTTATGGCTTATCGTCGTGGTCGTCGTCGTCGTCGTGGTCGTCGTCGCCGCATGCGTCGCGTTTTCGCTCGTCGTGCTGGTATCCGTATGTGAGGTGTTTAGACGCTCTGTCGTGATCCTTTTGTTAAGGATTTTACCGGTCGGTCTTGGAAGCTGTCGTTTCTTGCGGATAACCCCGATATTAAACGGCAGCTCAAATTACAGTCCACCCCTTTTCCGTGTGGGCAATGTTTGCCTTGTCGCATAAATCGTCGGAGGATTTGGACATGTAGATTGATTCTGGAATCCATGTGCCATCCTTATGCATCTTTTGTCACTCTCACATATGATGATGCGCATATCCCTGCGAACCATCAGTTGAGTAAGCGCGACGTGCAGTTGTTTATTAAGCGGTTGCGGTACTATCTGGGCAAGCGGAGAGTGCGCTACTATTTTTGTGGTGAATATGGCGAACGATTTGGACGGCCTCACTATCATGCCATTTTGTTCAACGTGCATCCTGAGCAGGATGCACAATCAATTTGTCGTGCATGGTCTGGTCTTGTCCGCAATGAAGATGGTCTTTTGGAGATATTGGACATTGCGGAACGCAAGAAAAAACAGATTGGCAATGTTGTTATCGGGCACGATTGCTCTGATGATGCTATCCAGTATGTTGCAGGTTACGTTACCAAAAAGATTACTAAGAAGAATGATGGCGTACAGCCTGAGTTCTCCCTGATGTCTTTGCGTCCTGCTATCGGCGTTCCTTTTCTTCCACACCTTAAAAAGATGATGGATAATCCTCGTTATGCGAGACTTTTTGATCAAAATACTGGAGGTCTGCCGCTCCAAGTACGGATTGGCGGCAAGTGCTATCCTCTTGGTCGTTCTCTACGTTATAGTCTCGGGGTGCTCTGTGACAAAGAACCAGACTATAACGGATGGCTCGACGCTCACGGAGAACAGGTGCTTGAAGCTCTCCGGGCCGGAGAACGGATTGATGACTACTTCGCCCGAGTTGACGAAGGAAAATACCGCCGAATAAAGGCGCGGTATAAAATCTACAGTAATAGGACAATAGAATGAGAAAACGTTCTAAGTTCAGCTTGTCGCATTACCGGTTGTTCTCCGGTCGCATGGGTTACATGATGCCCATTGGCATTACGGAGTGCCTCCCCGGTGATACGTTCCAACAGGCAACCTCTGTGTTCTTACGGTGTTCTCCTCTGGTGACGCCTGTCATGCATCCTGTCCATGTGACCGTCCATCACTGGTTTATCCCGACCCGTCTCCTTTGGGACCAGTGGGAAGACTTTATCACTGGCGGCCCCAATGGTATGGATGCGTCCATCATGCCTATTATCAAGGCTCCCGCCGAAGGTGGTTTTGGCATCGGCTCCCTCGCCGACTACATGGCTGTCCCATCCGGTATCCCTAATCTTGAGGTATGCGCCCTTCCTTTCCGCGCCTATGCACTGCTGTACAATGAGTGCTATCGAGACCAGGACCTGGAAGAAGAGCTGCCCATCTCGTTGGAATCTGGTGAGGACACGACTACCAATACTGCTCTTCAGCGGTGCGACTGGGCGCGTGATTATTTTACAACTGCTCGTCCGTGGCCCCAGAAAGGTCCCGCTGTTTCCGTGCCGGTTAATCTTACGACTGCTGGTGAGCCGACGATTGAATTGACCGGCCAGCCTGCTCTTTCTACGGTTTCCGGTCATTCTACAGGATGGGAGTCGGTTAATAGTTCCTATGCTTGGACGACTGGTTCCAATGGGCGTAATGATCCTAATGCCGGTCTGACTGTTAATAAAGGTACGCTTGCTATTAACTTCCAATCTGGTAACCCGGAGCTTGGCTCCGTGGATATTAACCAGCTCCGCGAAGCCTTTGCTTTGCAGCGATTTGAAGAGCATCGCGCCTTGTATGGTAGCAGGTATGTGGAATACCTCCGCTATCTGGGCGTTAAGAGTTCGGATGCTCGTCTCCAGCGCCCTGAATACCTTGGCGGCTCCCGCCAGACTATCCAGTTTAGCGAGGTGCTCCAGACTGCCCCCGGAGGTGAAGATCCTGTTGGTGCCCTCAAGGGCCACGGTATCGGTGCCATGCGTACTAATCGCTATCGCCGCTTCTTCGAGGAACACGGCTATGTCTTTACTGTCATGATGGTGCGGCCCATTTCTGTGTACATGCAGGGCCTCTCTCGCATGTGGAATCGTCGTGTCAAAGAGGATTACTATCAGCGTGAGCTCCAGCATATCGGCCAGCAGGAAGTCCTTACCAAAGAGCTGTACGCTGGTAACGAGCAAGGTCCTACTGCTGCTGATGCGGTTTTTGGATATCAAAACAGATATGATGAATATCGGTGGCATGAATCCTATGTTTCCGGTGAGTTCCGTACTATTCTGAATAGCTGGCATATGGCTCGTGATTTCGCCAATGAGCCCACGCTTAACGCGGATTTCATCAATGCCGTGCCGACTACTCGTATCTTTGCCGCGCAGCAGAATGATACACTGTACTGCATGGCTAATCATTCTATTCAGGCCCGCCGTCTCATGAGCAAGTACGGTAATCCCATCTAGGAGGATGTATATGGCTGCAACACTTGATAAAGAAGGGAGAGAATGGCTTGACCAGACCCCTGTTGAAATCCCCATTCCCTTTACCCGGCCTGAGCCCATTCATCTGCGTCTCCGTAGGATTGTTGAACGATACCACCAAGAAATGCGAGACGCTGATGAATACGAATCCTTTGAAGACGCTGACGATTTCGACGTCGGTGACGGGGCTCCTTCCTATGAAGACAAGCCTACCGAATATGAGCAGGACTTTATGCCCCACGCGGAACGGATAAAGCAGATGTTCCCGGAACAAAAAACCGCGCCGAAGGAACAGCCGTCCCCGGCTGCTCCTGACGGCGTGGAACCGCCGCAGGCGGCTCCGAAGGCGTAGCCTTCGGCCCTAGCACAGTACATCCCTTGATATGTACTGTGCTAGGTGACAGGATTTGAGGTGATTATGAGTAAACACCGAAAATCAAAGACAAAAATCCATACTCCCCAACATAGACTAACAAGCGAATCATTTCGCCCCCAGATGCGCGGTGCTTTGGCACCGCTCCGGCGGATGCCGGGCGTTCTGGGGAGCAACGTTTTTGCTCCTCGCAGGTCTTTTCTTTCTGATTTGCGAGCAATAGAGGATTTACGCCATGAAGAACCAAGACAGAACTCAAGTAAGGTACATACGCAAAGATATCACCGTGACGACGGAACCGTGGCAGGATTCGGGCCTCGTCCGGTACGGTCTCGAATGCTTCCAGTGCGAGTACAAATGCGAGTTTCATTTCATCAACCGGAAAGGACTGTCGTTTGCCACCGTCGGCAAGCTCGGCGCCGTGTTCTCTTTGCCCTGCAAGCGTCTGGTCGAGGAAGAAAATCGCCGCGCGTCTTTCGCAAAGCAAGATGGACAACTAAGTCTCATATCCGGTGCAAGTGATGGAGAATAGGCAATGGGACTTTTCGGAAGTGTCGGAAGTGCCATTGGTGGAATCGCTTCTGGAATTGGTAGTATTATCGGTTCTAATAACTCCGCATCTAGCGCGGAAGCCATCAATCAGGCAAATTATGAGCATCAGAAAGAGTTTGCCCAAAACGGCATACGTTGGAAAGTTGCTGATGCCAAAGCTGCTGGGCTTCACCCACTTGCAGCCCTGGGCGCTCTCACGTCTAGTTACACTCCGTCTGCGGTTGTTGGAGATTCTCCCGATTTCTCTTTTCTCCGCGACATTGGACAGGACGTGGGTCGCGCTATTGATGCTAAATCAACTGCTGCCGAGCGAGCAGCGAATAAGGCTAAGATTGATCAAGGAACGAATTTGGAGCTTGAAGGCAAGGCCCTTGATAACGATTACAAGCGTGCCTTAATCAAAGGTGAGACGCAAGACCAGGCTCTGAGATTGGCTAATGCCGCTGTCCGGGCCTCGTGGTCTCAACAGCTCCCGCCGGCGATGCCTTCCCTTGCTCGTGACGGTAGTGTAATAGCTGGACAGGGTGACGCTACGTCTCCCCCTGGTATTGAGGCCAAGCCAGCTGAGATTGTTGTTAATGATCCTCAAACCCGGTTTGCTGAGGCTGGCTCCCATCCTGACACTCGTTGGCTCCGAACTGCTACTGGTGGGTATCAGCCGGTTCGTTCGGACGCTGCCCAGAATGCTTTGGAGGATGATGTTATTGGAAGTGCCCGTTATGAAACTCGTAATGGTCTTGGCAATTTTAGCAATGATGAACGTTTTGCGCCGCCTCGAGCCCTCTTGCCTAACGGTGGTCGTGATGGCCATTCTTGGTTTTACGATTTTGTTAATGGTGAGTGGTACGCCGTTAAACCCGGAGACATTTTAAGGAATCGTCCTAAGTTTCTCCCTGATAAATGGCGTCGTTTCCAAGGTGTTAAGTAACCCCCCGCCCCTCTTCGGAGGGGCTTTTTTTGATTTTTTGGATAACATAACTGGACATTATGGGACATTTGGTGCTAAGTATTTCTCAACGGTTCATTGAAAATCTCATAGGGAAACTTTGGAACTTAACCCTTTAACTTTAGGAGTTTTTTATGGCTTATCGTCGTGGTCGTCGTCGTCGTCGTGGTCGTCGTCGCCGCATGCGTCGCGTTTTCGCTCGTCGTGCTGGTATCCGTATGTGAGGTGTTTAGACGCTCTGTCGTGATCCTTTTG